TATATGTATATGCCCCTGCGCAACTCTAAGCAATTTCCATGAATTGCTATCTTGAGAAAAAATTTTAGGCCTTGTTGAGGAGGTGAGTGTTTCTATACTTGTTGAGTTATGTCTGAACTTATAAAAACGCTATGGTTAGCCATTGAAGAGGTGGAGTCCTTTGGGAACAGCAAGGCGGTTAGGGTTATAGAGCGAGCCTTGGAGCAGGCTTACCAGATTAGGCGTGATGCGGTTAAGGAGTAGGTGGTTTCACGCGGCTGAGAGTGCTGCGAACGTGGTGGTGGGTTATGTGATCAACCTATTATTGGTATATGGGTTGATGCATGGCATGGGGTATGAGATTAGGATGCATGAGAATGCAGGGATGGGGTTAGTTATAGCGTGTGTAGCTTTTGTCCGGGGGTATTGGATACGCAAGGTATTTCATTGGGTGACATCGTTGTAGCCTTTATTTTCTAGGAGCCCCCAAGCGTCTATGAACATGTAGTATTTGGAGTGTTCGACAGTATCTTTGGAGGTATTCATGGAGATTGTTTGTTTACCTATGATAAGATCGTGTGGAACGATGACGAAGAGGTTATCGGGCACTGCGGAGAAGACATAAAAGGAGATATCCTCTAGGGAGTGTTGTTTCTTTTTATTGAATCCTCCCCTGAGTGTCCACTTATAGACTTTATTTCTTGAGTGGGTAGCTGATTTGACCTGTATTTTGTGGATGAACGGGCCTTTGGTGACGATTCTATCGTAGGGAGCGTAGTCACCTTCTGGGGTGGAGACCACCCAGTCACGTTTAAGGAGTTCTGCGGTGACTAGGCATTCCCCGATGGTACCGAGTCTTTTGTTATTTTGAGTTCCCAAGCGAGTTACTGGGAGCGTCGGGGTAGTTCATTAGGGAAGGCACTCTTAGCTTTGTAAATTTTGGCATGAATTCCACCTCTATTTCCCCTACTGGGCCGCTCCTTTGTTTGGCAACTATCAGGGAGAGTGGGTAGGGCAGGCCATCTGACATGTCAACAGAATTTTCTCTATGGAGCATGATGACTACATCGGCATCCTGTTCGATAGCGCCGCTATCTCTTAGGTCAGTGAGGCGTGGTTTACGTTCGTTACGGGCTCCGTCTCGGGAGAGTTGGGACAGGCAGACGACGGGTACGTCTAGGTCTTTGGCTAGGGCTTTTAGTTGTGAAGACCAGTGAGCTACTTCGCGGTCACGGGTTTCAAACTTCTTGGAGGAGGATATTATTTGCAGGTAATCGACGATGATGAGGTCTATACCTAGGTCACGTTTCATTCGTTTGGCTTTGGACTTTATATTATGGATAGTGATGGTGCCGTTATCGTCGATATAGATGGGGCGTTTACCCATGGTGATGAGTCCTTGTTGAATTTTTTTCATATCGGTATTGGACATGTTTCCTTTCAGGGATTCTCGGTAATCGACTTCCATTTCGGAGCAGATGGAGCGCATGAGGATCTGGGAGGATTTCATTTCTAGGGAGAAGAACAGGACTTTTTTACCAGAGGCGGCAGCGGCGTCGGCCATGCATAGGCCTAGGGAGGTTTTGCCAACGCTTGGTCTGGCGGCGATGATATTGAGGTCGCCTTTATTGAGGCCCATTATCATTTGGTCGAGGTTATCGAGTCCCGTGGTGATGCCTCTTATTTTTCCTTTACGCTCGAAGCAATCTTGGAAGAATTCTATGGCGTCAGGTATAACCTCGTTATAGCTCCTTACAGACGTTTCTTTGCCGCCCACCTTACACAGACCCTCTACGCTTTCAAAAAGCTCTTCTAGCACCCCGCTAGGCTCAGCAACAGCATCTGTTGTTATGCGATGAGACACCTCATCGCATAACTGCTTGGTTTGGCGTTTTTTGCGGAGCCCTGTCAGGATGTCTAGGTAGTAGGGCCAATTAGCTGGGGAGGGTATTAGCGCTTCGCATTGGTCGATGAAGGTGAGTGCATTGACTTTACCTGCTTCGATGAATTTGCGAGTGATGGTGACCTTATCGATTAGCCTATCGGCTTCGTATAGGCTGAGCATCACGGCCATGTGGTTGGCGCAGTCGTGGTGGGTGAACAGTGTTAGTGGTGAGGGCTCCTTTCCTAGGAGTTTATCTAGTATTTGGGGTTCCTCGAGGATGCACCCTACCAGTGCCTTCTCGCTTGTAGGGTCTTCTAGGTGGTTAACTTTTTTACTCAATTTTGTTCCTCTGCTTCTACTTGTGTTAGAGATATTAATTAGCTAGAGATATATATGTGATAGTATTATTAGATATAGCTTGTGTTAGAGATATTAGTAATATATAATATATATATGTGATATAGATACTAGTAAGTAGTATTAGGAATATTTTTCCCATATCCCCCCTAATTCCCCCCTGAAATCGTCCTGAGTTGAGTCATTTGACCCAACGGTTGCGCTAAAAGACTCAGTTGTTGAGTCTTTTGACTCATGTATAGGTGAGTCATTTAGCTCAACTGTTGAGTCTTTTGACTCAGTTAGGTCGAGGCCTGTGTAGGTTGGAACCTTGGAGCGGTTATTTGTCTTCACGGCTAGGTTCTTGTTGATGAGCAGGGGCAGTTTTTTGCTGACTGTCCTGCGTGTCATCCCCGTCTTGTAGGCTATCCTGTTAACGGACATGTCGCCTTCGCATAGGAGGGCGGCGTACAGCCTGAAGCTTGGTGGATCTAGCTTGATTCGGTTTAGTTGTGCTACTGTCATGTTTATGTCGGTTCTGCGTTTGAACTAATGCGTTCTTGACGCGTTCATCCTAAATTCTCCCGATGGCAGGTCTGCCCCGCCCTTGGTTGCAGCCCAGCAAGGCTCGTCGCCATCGAGTGCCCAGCACTCACTGAGCTAGGTGGGCTTAAGCGAAGTGTTCGCTGCTCACGGAGCACCCACCAAAAGTTTTCCCCTCCCACAGGCCGTATGGTGCAGAGGTCGGCAGCTAGAAAATGAGCAGAACTAGCAAGTGCCTGTGGCCCGTGAAAGGGGATAAAATTGTTGTCTTAATGGGTGGGAGACCATTAAACTGCATCGGGCCTCCCGCCTCTGCTGGGAGAAAGGTAACCTCCCACCCCCTGACGGTGGCAAGAACTTTTTTTAAAAAAAATGCATAATGCTGAAAAACTCCTGAAAACAGTGGCTGAAACGGGGGTCATCAGTCTCCCCCAAATGAAGCTTGTGTGGGAGGTTTTGCAGGAAAAGATGCTGGATCAGATGGTAAATGGAAGGGAATCAGTCGACCTAGGTTTCGCTGAACTATATCCGATTCCCTACAGGGCCAACTGGAAGAACGGACTACATGATCAGTTTACAAAGATAGGCCAAGACTTTAAAGGGAAGGGCCATAATGCCTGCGAGGAAATAGCAAAAGATAAGGGGTTTTGGGCCGAAATGAGCAACACCAGACTCCTTGCATTCAAGAACCATATCTATTGGAGTATCGAGGTTGTGCCCAAGAAGCAGTGGTGGGCTAATACAATTAAATCGGAAATGGATAAGCGCAGTAAGATGTCTGCGGCTGACTATTGCCGTTATGTGGCCAAGGTTGTTTATAAGCTGAAAGGAAAACTACTAGATGTTTATCGTTCGTTCATATCGCAAGCGGCTATCCCGTGCGGTGGAATTCGCAACAGTCGCGTTGCGGGGGGCCACTTCTTGGTGCCGTTCATCAAGTCTCGTCAAGTGTCTGCCAAACATCCTGAGAATAGGGGGCCAGTTGATGTGGTGGTCAATCTTCGGGATGCCCTCCACGCAAACGGTGGGCTCGACCACAAGGCTGGCGAGGTACCGAGAGTGCTGGCGGTGTCCGATATTCAGCCAGAGTAGGCGCAGTTGTGGCGAGCTTAATGATGAGCTTGGGTGCAAATGTTATATGCCATTAAAGACTAAGCTAAGAGACGCAACATGCTGGGCGCGAGACAACGATTTGGAGTTCGGGTGGAATGAGTGATACAGGGATAATGCAAGAAGACGGGGAGCCTTTGGATCTGCCAAAGGGGGGGGCAGCAACAGTGCCTCCAAGCAAGGGCTTATTCAGCCACAAGGAGGCCAAGCAGGCTGCCGCCGAGACAGGGCTTGTAGCGGTTAAGAGTAAGAAGTTTGGGGAGCTTAAAAAACTTGGGGACTTCATAGAAAAGGAAGGGGTGGTAAAGACCAGTATAGGATATGTTTTCCTATCAGCGGAAAAGTTAGAACCTCTTATGCAGTTAGCGGCAGATATAGCCTATGAAGCGGACGACGACGCTATAAAGCTTCAGGCTATAAGCAAGGCGGTCGAGGTGTCCAAACAGTTAACTGAGTCTGCGAAAATCTGTGGCAACATGGTAAACAACAAGCAGATAAAATCGGAAGAATCCAAGAAGAAGGCGAGCTTTTTGCCAGGACAGGCAATAACACCAATACAGATAAATGAACCAAAACAAGTTAACATCGGAAGCGGAAACGCTAACAGCGGATCAAGCGAGGGAAGCGATAAAAATAACGCTGAGCAAACTACAACACAAGCCGAGCACGGCATTCCTCGCGGCGATAATGTCGCAGGCGCTCGGGCTGAAGACCAACATGGCGAGGAAGGCGATGAAGTCGAAGATAGAGAACATAATCATGTTTGACAGGAAGCAAAGCGACTATGGCAGTAAGAATATAGCGGCTTGGGACAAGAAGGATTTGAATATACTAGGTGTCGGATTTCGGCTAAACGATAAATTGCAACGGATGATGAACCTGACATGGAAACGCATAGAGAACAAGGAGTCGCCAGAGGTGGAGAACGAGCCTATGCTGGACACGGCAAGGGATATAGAGAACTACGGAACTATACTGGAGCTTCTTGAGTCCGAAGAGTGGGTTTAATTATGGCAGCGAAAAAGAAAACAAGCACAGTGAAGGCGGTCAAAAAGAAGACCGTGGGGATTGGCAACAAGATGACTCCAGCGCAACGCAGGAGGTACATGGAGAACGCCAAGAAGGAGGCAGCGGACATTGCGTTTTACGAGAAGAGCTCTCCTAAGCGTAAGGCGGCTATAGACAAGTCAGGGAACAATCCTTACAAGAAAATGCGTAAAAGTCTAAAGGGCGACCCCAAGTTCCAGAAGAAATACAAGTAAAGCAGGGAGCGGGGATGACCAGCACTCAAAAAGCTGTATCTAAAAAGATAGGGAATCTCATGGGGGAGCACTTTCCTAACTCTTTGCTGGTGGTAGCTAGCGATATGCTAGACGACGATGACTTCATTTGCGTCCGCTTTTACGGGGGGGCGCTGACTGCTGCCGGGATGGCTGAGTACGCCAAGAAAACCCTGCATAAGATGATGGAGCATGGCGACGAGCCAGACGATTATGATGATTTCACTAAATCCTGAGAAGTTTGGCGGCTGGGGAACTGTCTCCAATCTGTATTTCGTGGAACATTTCTCCTAGAATACAGTAGGTTGTGGCATCCCAAACGTGCTTATGTTTGTTATTGCGAACATAAGTGCGCCTGCTCCTGCCCTTAGTTTTCTTAAGACCACCCTTTAGGCTCTGTATAAGCCCGTCAGCGCGTACAGATGCGGTGAGTCTACCCTCGGTTAGAAGCTGCTTTGTGAGCATTACACGGAGCCTGACAGACTCTGCGAACTTGGGGCAGGGGCTGAGCACAATCTCGCCCCCTGTTACTCTGGATACGATCATTGAATCCCAAGTCCCTGCTGCGGATCTGAATCTATCCACGGCGCTGGCGTCCGACCAGTGTATCCATTGGAACCGCTTGTCGCAGACCTCCTCCCACTCTCGCATCATCTCCTGAAAAGCTATGGTGAAGTCCTCGATGGTCACTTCCCCATCTATGATCACAAGCTCATCGAGCACATTAAAGGCAGGGCCACTGGTTGTAAGTACCTTCTCCATTATAACCGCCGCGTGGTTTTTATCGCCCAAGTCCCATCCAGTATACAGTACGTCTGTATTTTCTTGGGGCAGCAAAACATCCCAATCCTCGAATTTACCATCAGTGCTTCCGCCTATGTGGCGGGAATTAAATACGCCTGTGAAGAAGGAGTCCTTGGAAGTCTCAACCCACTTGCCTTCCACATAGGATGCGTATAGATCGGGGTCATGTGCGAAGGTTGCCTTTAAATCCTCAAATTCTCTTGGGTCAAGAAACGTGTTATCAGAAACCTGTGTCTCTATAAGGTGAAGATTCTTCTGGTAAGTGGGGTTTGGGTGGTCATCCCTTTGTGCTTCTTCATACCATATCTTATATGCCCAGAAATCCTGCCCCTCCTCCTCGCATGGGTTGGTATCCGCTATCCACATATGGCTATCGTAAGGAACTCCGGGCATACGAAGCTGTCCTTTGGGGAATCGGAACACATAATCTTCATGGAAATTTGTCAATTCGCTGACAAATATACATGAAAACACGGTTCCCTTTACTTTAACTGCGATTTCATCCTCTATTTTAAGGGAATGAAGTTGGAATTCAGAGGTTCCACCGTGTTGGTTTGTTATCCTGAAGTGCTCCATTCTCGTTGCGCCATCCATCTTCATGGGTGTGTCGAGCTCGCATCCCTCTAGATTGTCAGTCCATTCGGGTAATATCTTGTCATATAGTAAGTCCCATACGCCTACTTTTGCGTTTTTAAGGGTGTTGGTGAATATACCTACACGGGCAGAGGGGGTTTCCCATGCGTGACGCATGAGCCTATGCATTACTCCCCAAGTTTTAGCTGCGTATCGGGGGCCAGAGACAAGGACATATCGGCCATAGCAGTTGAATATTTCAAATTGCTTGGGGCTAAGGCTTGGGTACCACACCCCGCTATCTTCATCACTCATATAGCTCCGCGATATTACTGTCGCGAATAAGTGAAGCCAAGTTATCTATAAGCTGGACAACTAATAATAAGATAGCATAGTTGCTGGGAGGTGTACTAATAGTGTACTCCCACCAAGGGGGATGCGAAATGGCTAGTAAAAAAATAGACGATTTAAAGAAGAGGGCCAACAAGCGGAGGATGCTTGAAGCTCAGATGAAAGGCTTACGCGAAGAAGGCAAGCACTGGTCTGGGTACATCAAGAAAAACGAAAGAAAGGCCAAGGCTACAAAGGCAATCAAGACTGCCGCTGAAATAGCAGAGCTTGCTGGTGGCGCGGGGGCGGTGGTTAAGTCTGTCGGAAAGCAGGTCGCGAAGAAGGCCAGCAGAGTCGCAATGAACAAGGGTTCCAAGTTTGCGAAGAGGTCAACCAGAGCAACCCAAGCGCAGACCGCCAAGAAGGTTGTCAGCAAGAAAGGAACAACCCGAGGGAAGGCGACCGCTAAAGACATCCTTGGCGGCAACCCTGTTAGAAAGAAAGCTGTCAGCAAGGCCGCTCCCAAGACAGGAGGGGTAGCTCGAAAAG